GAAGTCATTTTACCGTACGTTTGTTTCTTGGAGGCATCCAAGTACAATTCGGAGTACAATCTCCACCATCTTTGGTAGTGTTTGTCGATTCTTTGACCCCCGATGGATAATTCAACATCCTTGATCGCACGTTCGGCGATCCAGGCACCACCTAAACCAGTTTTAGTAGTCGCCGTTGCACTGGCCGAAGCCAACATTTCAACGTACATGTCCGCGATCAAATCACCGTTTCTGGCGATCGTAACGGAGACACGACCGGATGGACCGGCGGTACCGTTGACAGTTTGTTCGATGTTTTCCATCGCGAAGTTAGTGTGGCGTTTGTAAACAGCCTGGAAGAAAGTAACTTTTGGGTTACCAGTTAAGTAGACGTCTTGGGCGCCGTAAGCGACGAGTTGCATGAGACCACCGGCCATATTGTTTGTTTTGTACTATATACTGAGATTTTTTTTTCAGATGGGAATCGCGAAAAAACCCGGGTGATTTTTTCCTGGTATACATAAATGTCGACTGAACAGGAAGAACCACTCCTCGAAGAAATTGAGGAAGAAGAAGAACTCGAACTTACCGAAGGTGACGAAGACGAAGACGAAGAATTTGAAATGTTCGATGAGAACGAACCGTTTATGACGGATATGGGTGGGCTATTAAGTTCGGTCCTCGCGACCGAAGACGGTGATACGGTTTGTTCCGCGCTGGTAAATATCTCCAGACAAATCGAGGTCCAAAACAAAATTCTTATAAAAATGTTAGCTCAAATGCAAAAAAAAATAGCTTAGAAAAATAAGTGGTATGTAATAGAAGAAAATGGACGACACACATTATATCAGTCCGGATGCAAATCCCCAAGATTCGTATGATATACAGTGGAACACACAAATCCAATCACTTAATCCCGAAGAGTTTATGATGTTTCTCTCCCAATTAGAAGATATGTGGGATATAAATACTAAAGGTAATGTATTAATAGCATTTCAAACCGGATTTAAAAATTTTTTCAATCCCAACGAACTTAATCTCGAAACGGGTGTTCCTGATAGTTTTGATATTGATGTTGTTTCGGGAAAATATATTAGATTAAACGAAAAATTGGGGCATATGTATCATCGCGCCGTCTTTTTAAAACTTTTGGATAATGAAGACGATGAAGATATGACAATATCCACGCGTATCAATCGATTGATAGATCAAGTGTATGACGCATGGCAAATAGTTTCGAGTTCTGGTCGTACATACGAACGAGTTAATTATCCTACGCGCGTTCCTGTAAATCCCGACTCCGATCCATCTATATTTAGGTCTTCGACTATGGGTAAATTTGACGAATTAACACCGTACCAACAGGCAATAATAACTTGTTTAAAAAAATTATACGGTAATAATTTAAGGAGATACAAAGGATATTGTTGTTCTCAAATTAAAACCGAGGATAACCAAGGTACGCGCGCTTGGCAACAGAATGAAACTATTCAAGAATATGTGTATAGTGTCGGTCAAAAAGAATCGGAAAATGAACTATGGAAAGCCTTAACCAGTAGGGGCGCTGTATATAACGAGGTTATCAGACACTTGTCAAACTGTAATGATATACAATTTCCCGAAATTAAAAAGAATCGTCACGTTTGGTCGTTTAAAAATGGTATTTTCATTGGTAAGGACTGGTCGGCTAAGACGGGTCTATATCAATCTTCATTTTATACGTATGATTCGCGTGAGTTTATGAATCTCGATCAAACCATCGTAAGTTGTAAGTATTTTGAAAATGATTTTACGAACTATGACCATATGGAGAATTGGTACGATATACCGACTCCACATTTTCAGACTGTTCTGGACTATCAGAAGTTTGATACCGAAGTTTCTAAATGGATGTATGTTATGGGTGGTCGATTATGTTTTGACGTGAACGATATGGATACATGGCAGGTTATACCATTTTTGAAGGGTATTGCGCGTTCGGGTAAGTCGACACTCATTACAAAAGTGTTTCGTAAATTTTATAACGCGGACGATGTACGTACACTTTCGAATAACGTCGAAAAGAAGTTTGGTCTATCGTCTATTTACGATGCGTTCATGTTCATCGCACCCGAAGTCAAAGGCGATTTACAACTCGAACAAGCGGAGTTCCAATCGGTCGTATCCGGTGAAGATGTTTCTATTGCGGTAAAGCACGAAAAGGCGAAATCATTCGAATGGAAAACACCCGGTGTTCTCGGCGGAAACGAAGTTCCAAATTGGAAAGATAATTCGGGGAGTGTTTTACGTCGTATTTTAACGTGGAATTTCGGAAAACAGGTCAAGGATGCGGACCAAACACTCGAAACGAAACTCGAAGCTGAATTACCTATTATACTTCAAAAGTGTGTTCGTGCGTATTTGGAATATGCACAAAAGTATTCGGATCGAGATATTTGGAACGTTGTTCCCGAATACTTCAAGGTGGTTCAGCGTCAAGTTGCGACGATCGCGAGTACACTCGAAAACTTTCTTCAGTCGACCGGTGTGAAATACGGGAAGGAACTATACTGTCCCCAAAAAGACTTTGTCGCACTATTTAATGCACATTGTGGTGCAAATAATCTTGGTAAGCCTCGTTTTACACAGGACTTTTACGTTGGTCCGTTCAGTCAACGCGAGATTGAAGTTCGCGAAGAATCGATTACGTATAAGGGACGCATATATCCAAAACAGTCGTTCATATTTGGTATTGATATAGTCGACGAAACCATAACATTTGGTAATGAGTATTAAAATGTCAGAGTAGTATAAGTATGGATCCCAGACAATTCTTAAAAAATTCCAACGTTGATATTCAGAGGTCCGAGCCAGCTACACAGAACGGCCTTAAAATCGGGAAGTTTCATCCGGGAATGTATAACGTTCTCGTAAACAAAAAATTTTCAAAGGATGAAAAGCGCGTCGATTTACAATATATCTTAAAACAAAAACCAAAGGGGCACGCACAGATAACACCCGGGATAACGATAGAACTGAACGAAATTAAGGGGTATTTCGGTAGATTCCAAACGGGTGCTATACACACGGCTAATTTCGGTATCAAAGGTGATTTAACAAAAAACTTTTTTTCGGTTCAATTGAGTGGGTACGCAATGGACGGGACCGAACGCAAAAACTTTACGTTTGTTATCTATAGTAACGGTAAAATCAGATTTTCGGGTGGGTTTTTAGGGTCCAGCAACCTTAAACGCCAACCCGAAGCTTTACGTAAATATCTTATTGATACATACACACAAAAACAGGGATTCTTATATAATGATATTGAATATAACAATATTGCGGGTTTCTTTAATACGAATGTGAACTTTCAATTATCGAGAATAGCGCGTGAAAATCCTTTAAAAGCCGAATACATTTCGTATGAAGGTGAATTGTCACCCTTTTTATATATGACATATAAAGAACATAAATTCGTTTTATCGACTAAATCCGAATCACTCGGTTCGGGTATAGTACAAATCCAAGGTGAAACGGACCCGAGCGAACTTGAAAGTGCGTATACCATGGGTGTTGGTATCGTGAAGAGCTTACACGCGACAGGATATACGATGGGTATGACGAACCGTAATGTCAACGCACCAAAATTACCGGTCGCAAAACGCGTAAAGGTATCGACGTGTCCAAAAACACGAAGACCACCGTGTAAAGACGGTTTTGAAATACGAACGAATCCACAGGGTTCCGAGTGTTGCTTTAAAATCCCTAAAAAGCGAGGTCCGGTAAAACAGGCTAAAAACGTTTCCATTACATATTCAAAAGATGGTACTATGAAAATAGGTGGCCGTAAATGCGATAGACTTACGAAACCCGTTTTACTCGATGTTGCTAAAAAATTGGGTATCGTCGGTGTTAAACAAAAAAATTCAAAGGAAACGATATGTTCGGCACTCGATGCGATCGAAAAGGGATCATCAAACTTTAAAGTAAACGGGGCGCTATGTCGAACATTGAAGAAAGAACAACTCATTGCTGTCGCAATATCAAAGGGAATACCTGTCGAAGATAAGGATACGGTAAAAACATTGTGTGATAAACTTCAAAATAAACCGAACACACCAAATACGCCGAACTCACTCGCCAATGAAATGGAACAGGTACTTTTACGACGAAACAGAAACGTTATAAATAAGAAGCGACGTATCGATGAAGCGAGTATTAGAAATGATATCATCAAAATATACGGTAAAAAGTGGATGTCCAAATACGGTACCGTTATGAATATAAATAAAAACGTACGCGATATAAAAAATCAATTGAATATGATGGAAAAGAATGTGTCTATTAATGTAACGACACGTAATGGTATCATAAAAAAGATGGTCGCGAACGATATCAAGAAGGCTATGATTAAAGATCGTAAACTTAACCAAGAAGAAGACCTTAAAAAGAAACGTATTCAAAAAGAGGCTGAAAAAATATACGGTAAGTTTGGTAAAAATATCGTAAATAATGTAGTGAAATACGTGTCGACCCTTCCAAAAATGCCCGCGCTCAATAGTAATAAAGTCAAAAACTATATTAAAATAAAACGCGAACTGCAACAGAAACCACCAATAGCGTTAAAGAATACGCGCAAAAATAAATAAATATGGATGATCCGAAAGAACTCGTGGTACGACGTGTTCGACAAAATAAAAATGGATTTATAATTGATAATAAATACCGTTGGAATAAAGATATTCTGTCGAGCATTATAGATAGTATATTTTATACTTTAGCAGATTATATACGAATGGAAAGAGAAACGAATGAAGTGGGTATGGGTGAATTAGAAATAAGTTATTATTATACCGATGGTTTTAAAAATGCTGAAGATGCTAAAGCCTATTTAGAAGAACACCGCGACCCCGATGATACTAAACTCATGATATATGTATACGATAACATGAATTTGATGGAACCAGGTACACATAGACGGACACTTTTGTATCTTACGAACATACTATACTTCGATTTATAAGTTTATGTGGTTCCGATATTTGTTTTAAATGTTTTGCATGATACGAAAAATCGTATCCAAGAAATTGTTCGTTTATTTCTTTGGAGAGACCGAATGCCTCCATTTTTCTGGATGTTTGGGTACATACAGATAACCTTTCAAGATTTAAGAATCTATCTTCCATCATTATAAACTCTTTAAGTGATTCTTCGCCTAATCCGTCTTTACGCATTTGTTCAAACATCTTCTTGGACTCGCCGTGTGACATGTAAAAATAATTTGTTGAAAAGCCTAAAACGGTTACACGCTCACCTGTACTATCAAAGTCACGCATTATGAATAGTACTATTATGATAACAAGTATCCAAACAAACATTGTACTTTACTTTACTCCAATATATTAAATAAATCTTTTATTTTATGAATTATATTGAATAAAGTATCCTTATCTTCGACATTTTCGGGTTTTATTATTTCAAATTCAACTTGGTACGTAAACGGATCTTCCGAATCCATATCTTGTGCGCCCCCGATTATAGATGTCATATCGATAGATAGATTTTTACGGATATACGAAGTACGTGTTTTCGTCTTTTTACAATCCATTTCACTATCGTAATCGTGTTCGATCGGTAACTCTTTTGATACACAAAATCGTATATCAAACGGCGTCCCTTCGAGTTGTTTGAAATCTTCGACGTGTACACGTTCCTTACGTATAACGGTTTCTTCGTTTGTAGATTCATCGATCGTTATGCGGAGGTTATCTTTTTCACGGTAAAAGACTTCGGTCTGAGACGTTTCAATACGTTCCCAGCCATCATACTTGTTAAGTCCTTTCATTAAACTGATGTACATCTTTTCACCAATATTTGTATCGAAAAACTTTCCGTTATATTTACCGAGACGCATTTCCATTTCAACGTGTTCATCATCTTTGTATTTATTAAAGATGGGTTCGATTATATCACACACTTTATGAACGTTCATTTTATATTACATTTATATAGTGCGCCTCTTTCTTAAGCCTTTTTTATACACCTTTTTTATATGCACGGGTTCACAAACTTGGGAAATACGTGTTATTTTAATTCTGCTATACAAACGTTCTTACATATACACGATATATCTGCGCATATACTACGAAACAAATACGAAGGTGATTGTTTATTTACGAAAGTCTATGAGTACGTAGTTCACGCATATTTTTCGAATCGCGAAACGCGTGTCTTTGCGGCCGGCCCCCTTTTATCTGAATTTGTAAAAAAGTTTCCGAGGTTTACGATCGGTGAACCTCACGATGCTCAGGACGCACTATTATGTATAATAGATTTACTCGAAAAGGGGTACCCTATAATTAAAGAACTCCTTTATGGCGAAACGACACAGATTACCATATCACCAGTGGGTAAGAATACGATAAAAACACCTTTCTGCATACATATTTTAAACATGAAACAAGATGTTAAAAATATAGATGAAATGATCGAAGATGCGACCAAATGGAACACGATTGAAGGGTACATAGACGATGAAGGTGTGAAACATCACGTTGCGACGACACGAACTATTATTTCTAAAGCACCTAAAATTTTACTCGTATCATTCGATAAAAAGAGTAGGGTAAAGGTCGATACAAAATTAAAGATGGGGCACGAGTTATCTGGTTCTATAGTTCATAAAGGTATTCAACGTGGTGGTCATTACATATCTATGTGTGCACTTGGCACCGAATGGTTTATACAAGATGATGATACATTAGGTAAACTCAATATGTTACCTAATGAAGATAATCATTACATCCTGGTATACAGTCTAAAAACTCCTTCATCTGGATGTCCTCCTTGATATTCACGAGGGTTCTATAAAAGGTGCGACGATTATTTGGAAACGTTTTATCGGTACGTTTTTTTAATGGTTTCCACCAAAGTGGTCCATTTTCCCACGTGACATACATACACTCGACTATATCATCTTCTTTCAGCCACGAATAGTCGGACATACGGTCCAATGGTATTTGCGATTCGTGAATGAGTTTTCCCTTTTCTTGTATAAACAGTCTCCATGTGTGACGTCCGGGTACACACCCAGGCGTTTCGACCGTAGGTGATTTCTTCACTTTGAAATCGATCGTATTTTTATTACGGGGTTTCCATTTGAACATTGTTTCGTGTGTCCCTATGCGTATAGGGTCTTTTACGGGTGTAAAAATAAGACCATCCATCTCTTGTGTAACGGTCGGTAAATACACGGTCATAAACTGTTTAAAATCGTCGTGAAGATGAAACTTTTTAACCTTTAGAAAAATTGGATCGGTTTTTAAAACCATCATCATTTTAGCCGTTTTTTCACAATGTTCTAAACGGTCCAATAGATTTTTATTACCGACGACTTCGCCGCACGTCAGTAAACAATCGTAAATCATAAAATCGTTCTCGTATAATTCACCTTCGAGGATTGTCCCTTCATATATAGGTCGTCTAAAATTGAGCGAACACGTAAACATTTCTAATGCGCGATTCATAAATATACAGACTTTTTGTGGTCCGTACATAAATGCGAGCATCATGTACCGCATTCCGTCCGTCTTTTCACATACAACATATTGATTCTTTGCAAGTATATCAAAGTGTTTACGTTCTATAGATATTGGTTGACTTCCCGGAAATATACCTTTCGTCCCCCATTTAGATTCCATAAAGGATATCGTATATTTGTAAAGTGGATCATCCGACTTTACAGACACACGGGACATTATGTTCTATATATTTTTATATTCTTTAATTTGCTTTAACA